GAGGGCTGGTCGTTGTATGTTATAAGGCCAACGGTAAAGAGCGTGGTTTGCTTTGTCGGTTCTTGGGCGAAAAAGCTGGTAATGTCTGTGTTGAGTGGCGTGATGGCGAGGAGACTTTTAAGTCATCGGATATTTCCGTCCACCCGGTGGTCTCTGTTCAATATGCCTTGTGAACATAATATGCGCATATTATTTGACATTTAGGTATGCGCAATGGTAAAAAGGGAGTTATGCAAAACTCCTTTTTTACTAATTTTCAACTAGATAGCGATGCGCTTTTGGAGCGGTTGACAACGGTCGGTGGGTCGGATGTCAACATTCTCGCATCTGGTGACCACGAAAAAATCACCAAGTTATACCGTCAAAAGCGTCAGGAGATTGATCCTGACGATTTGTCGACCGTTTGGCCTGTGCTGATGGGGCATATTACAGAAGAGGTCAATCTTGAGTGGGTTCAGTTAAAGCATCAGGTCGAAATCATAAACCGTCAAAGGGTGCTGTATGGCAAAGGCCAGCCACGGATGCGTTGCACGATAGACGGTAGCATTGATGATTATAAAGGCCAGCAGGCCGTGATCGATGCCAAGTTCACGATGGGGAGGCCATTTGCTGGCGAGGATTGGAAGGACGTGATCCCGCGCCTTTGCCGTCATTATAGCCCCCAGCTTCACTGGAATGCGTACCTGATAGAAGAAAACACCGGGCGTCCTTGCCCGATGGGGTTGCTGTCAATTATCCGGGCTGGCGCGGAGCCAACCCTGCATGAGTTTGTTATCGACCCTAATTATCAGCAAGAGCTTATCGGGCTGGCAACGTATTTTTTGGGGTGTCTCGACATGGGTATACCCCCTGACGATATAGCGCCGCAAGAGGCTCCTGTGCCGCAAGAGGACACAATCCCGGTGGATATGAGCGAGACTGACCAGAGCGCGGAGTGGGAGCGCCTCGCCGGGGTGTACACCCAGACCGTGGGCGCGGCGGAAGCCTGCAAAGAGGCTGAGTCCAAAATCAAAAAGTTAGTTCCAGTGAATGCCAGCGTTGCGTTTGGGCATGGCATTCAAGTCAAAGTGGCAAAAAACAAAGCTAAACGCATAGAGGTGATGAAATGAGTGACATAAAAGAAATAGCAACGGCGCTGGCCGCATTTCAGGATGAAATGCCAGTGTTGAGAAAGACAGGCCAAAATTTCACAAAAGGTAACGCGGCAACCATTGGTGATGTTGTGACCATTGCCAAGCAAGGCGCAAAGCACGGATTGTCATACGTCCAAAAAGTTTCCCGAGATGAAATGGGTGCATATCTTGAGTCTGTGATGATGCACACGTCCGGGCAATGTTTATCATCGGGATTGTACCCGGTGATCCCTGAAAAAGACTCGCCGTCATCGTTTGGTGCGGCGGTAACCTTTGCTCGTAAAAACAGCCTTATGGCCTTGTTTGGTATTGCCGATCATAACGACGAGGATATCGATTGGAACCTTGACTCAGAAGGTAACCATATCGTTAACCCTCCAAAGGACGAAAAGCCAGAGGGCAAGGGCAAGGTCACTCTGCCTGACTCTGGTCAGGAAGGCTCGCAAAGCACCTCCGCTAGAGAGCCTACCGGGGGCGGGGTAGGTCAATCCGAAACACCTACCCCCAACCCTTACAAGCCAAAAATCAAAAAGGTTGTCGAGGATACCCCAGAGCAAAAAGCTATTGATAGCTTGCGACGCGGGATCAATGGATGTGCCTCAAAAGAGGAGGCAGTAACTCTTATCAAAGAGGTCGTTGGTCGGCAGACCGACATCCTGACGGTGCAAATGATGTATCAGGCCGTCAAACCAAGTGAGCCAGATGTGGTTCAAATATTCCAACAAAAGCAAGAGGAGCTTCAAAAATGAGTGACGCAAAAAAAGATATTGAGTACGGCGTGACTGAATTGACAGGCAAGTTAAACGACCGCACGTCAGAAAAAACAGAAGATTGGCATGACGACTGGAACGGTCGCATCATGATTGATGGCGTTCAATATTATTTGAACGCCCGAACAAGGGACAATGGTAACGGCGAGTGGATTTCGATGAAGGTTGTCCGAGTGCCTGACGACAAGCAACCTAATCAAGCAGGCGCCACAGAGGATGAAGCAAAGCTCAAAGACCCCAACTTCACCCTCTGAGCCTCACCCCTTGCTCATCATACCAAATGATGAAGGGTGCTTATTGGTTATCGGGCAAAAGCAAATGCAGTTGAACATGAGCAAAAAGCAGATGTTTCAAAAGGCAATGGATTTTTTGCGATATGCCGCGCCCGATTAATCGCGATCAACGCGGAGACAAATGTTGGCAATGTGGAACAACGCGCTTCTTCCGGGAGAGCGGCTGGGTTATCAGCGGAGCAAAACATTTTTTTTGCTCACCGAGTTGCCACTCTCAACACTGGAGTCTTCAAAACAAAATGTTGAAAGGGGAGTTGTCATGGGAAGAGTTGTCCCTCTTAAAAATCGACAAAACCTTACTTTAAGTCAAAACGATGCGAGGCAAATGGCAGAGGAAGAATACTCGCGATCAATCTTGGAGGGGCTCGGGCTATTTATGATAGCGGAGGCATGGCAAATAAAGCCCTATGCAGTGACGCAATATGGAGGCCACGGGGCTTTAACGGAAGCCTACGTCCTAGATCAGATGACACAAAGCATCATGAAGATGTACGCGGCGAGCCCGTGGCAGATAGAAAACATTGACGACGGTTATATTGCGCTACGTTCCACATAAAGATGTGGCGCGGTATATCAGGGAGGGATGGGAACTTATTGACGATTTGTCATGGTGCCATCATGGGCGCCACGCGACCGTTATGAAAGCACCCGCCCCGCGATCCTCTGAGCATCATCAGGGCTGTGAGCCAGCTTCAGATCGGTGACCGTATAATGCTGTTCGGCAACATTGCTCTTCTTTGAGTGACCCATCCTATATTTGCGGATCGATGCCGGGACGCCGTCCAACTCCATTTGCGTGTGATAAAATTTGCGAAACCCCCCGATGCCTTTGAAGTCGACGCCTGCGTGTTTGCAGAGCGTTTTCAAAAGGCCAGCCCAGTGCTTTTGGTCAGCCATCATGTTGAGAGCCGATGGGAACACAAAGGTTGGTGAAGGACATTGAAGTTGCCACTCGCGCATCAGAGCGATAAGGCTAGGCGGCAAAGGTATCGTGCGCACCCGGAACGCCGTCTTTGTCTCTTGAAGCGCCCCGCGATATCCTGTGCGGCAAACCTCGACCTTTCCAGATTTTGTGTCTAAGCACTCCCAAAGAAGCCCTTGCAACTCATTT